GTAGTTCCTGAGATACTGATACCAGTGCCGACAACTTCCGTGACATTGGTCCAGTCTTCACTCTTTGGCCCTGCGTGGTTGTGGGACGGGCGTTTGGCCCGAGCCTTCTCAGAAGGCCTCCTTGGAGCCATCTTGCGTTGCTGTTGTTTGTTGGTCGTCTTGGCGACCGTAGCCAGGGTTTTTGCCACCGTGAGTTCGGTTTGCGCAAGGGCTTTGGCCTTGCGATCGGCTGTCTTCTTCGTTGAGAAAGACTTGTTCTTTTTGCGAGGGGGTTGAGACATATTGTTGTTTGGGTTGTTGAATCCAGATTTCGATTGCGCTTGTTCGAGAATTGTCTCAAAGATTTTTATGCCGCTATTACTTCTTTCTACGTTTCGGCATAGGTCAGTCCCCAAGAACAGGTTACGGAGGTGGCTCTCCGTGGGTATTTGGGCCTTGGCCTCAATCCAATCTGGATCGTTGTAGAGGATATGGTCGAAACGCTTGAGTAGATAATCTATGTAAGCTCGGGCGTATCGGCGCATCCCCTCGTCAACCCAGCCAGCGCGCAGGAGCGCGCATATGCGGATGAGGGAATAGGCAGGATTGCGGGGTTGCTCTGTGTAAAGCAATGATGTAAGCAACTTCTCCCGCTCATAAAGGGGTACAGCCACCCCGTTGATAAAGGTTGTGTGGGCGCTAAGAAAATCAAGTTCCTCGACGGGGCGTGGTTCCAAACTATCAGTCGTCGTGATAATGCCCAGATGGTTCCACTGATTGATGACAGCTCTAGCATTGTAATAAGATTGGACAGCGGGCGAGGCCGTCCATGTGTTGTCATCTCCGCAGAGGGCAAGCCGTACTTGCGAATTGAACTGCTCATACGTGGCGTTGTCCAAAGGCGCCACCTTTAGCCACGCGTAAGAGAGCAGCATGTACAATATAAGGGTGTTGTCAGCTATGGTGTTAACGGAGCCAGAGGGGTTCCCTCCCTGCTTCATAATCAGTACACCTTCGGCAGTGACGATGACGGTGTTTATCAGATTGCTGTAATATGTTAGCAAACGTCGGAGGTTATCCTTCGTTTGGTCAGCCTCTCTGAGCATACGCCACCTGAAACGTGCCATTGCCCACATCATGTAGTTGCGAATAGATGAGTCATACTCGGTCTCGTCCAGGGCCCACCCTGTGGCGAAGTGACTCAACTTACGGTAAATAGCGTCCCACCCTTGGTAGTATGGGGTTCGGCCAACCACACTGGCTGTCTTTAGGTTAGAGGCATAGAATTTCTCATTTTGATCCTCAAATAACCTGTTGCCATGTATGGTCGCTTCTATTGGGCCGGCAGTGAACGTTCTCAACTTGTTTTGCTCAATCTTCTCCCGCTTACGGATCTCTTCCTTCAGCGAGTTACCAAAAACAGCGCGGTAGTTGATGTCTAGGAGTGCATCCCAGTCCTCCTCCATGTATTGCTCAAAGGTCTTGTCAGGTACCACTTCACTCCACCTATCAACCAGCTCCCCCTTTGTCGCAGCGAACTGCGTCCAGGGGTAG